GCCACCAAGTCTATCTCGAAAGGCTAAAGACAGGCGAAGCTAACAAGGTTGGCGATTTTCTAAAGAAGATTGACCAATCTGTTACTGCGCGTTTAGCCAATAGGGACTTAACCGAGTTCTCACGAGATAGGCTTAACCAGTTGTTGCTTTCTGTGCAGTCAGACATGACTATTTTGGCGCAGGAGTTTACTGAAACTGTAGCGGCGCAATCTATTGACCTAGCTGATTACGAATCTGGCTTTGAGGTTAGGTCATTAGGTCAAGTTGCCGCTGCTGACTTCGTTGTTCCTACCGCTGCTTCGTTGCAGTTTGCGGTTTTTAATAACCCATTGACGATACTGGGCGCTGATAACGGTAAGATGCTAAAGCCTTTCGTAAAAGGTTTGACACAGAGAACGCTAGATAGAGTTAGCGGTGCAATCTCTGCGGGATACTACGAAGGGCAAACAACTAACCAAATTTTGCAAGCTGTTCGTGGAACTAGAGCCAATCAGTTTACTGATGGCGTATTGTTTCAAATGAACAACGCAGCAAAGACTATCACTAGAACTGCGCTGCAACATGCAGCAGTCCAATCACGCGAGCAAGTCTGGCAGAATAACGCCGATATAGTAAAAGCGGTCAAATGGGTTAGCACACTAGACAGCCGAACCTCTCCGCAATGCCGCTATTTAGATGGTGAGCAATTCCCTATAGACAAAGGGCCACGACCACCAATCCACCCAAACTGCCGCAGTACTATAGTTGCAGTATTAGATGATAGGTTTTCGTTCTTGCGTGAAGGTGCTACCAGAAGTGCGCGAGGACCAGACGGTAAAGTGGTTTCTGTTCCTGCTGACCAAACCTATTACGGTTGGCTAAAGAAGCAACCTGCTGCGTTTCAAGACTCGGCTATAGGTAAAAAGAGGGGCGCGTTGCTTCGTAGGGGCGGTTTAACTTCTGAAAAGTTTACGAAATTACAGCTAGGTAAGAATTTTGAACCAATAACTTTAGAAGAAATGCAAAAGCTAGAACCAGTGGCATTTGAAAAAGCAGGATTGGACTAGCATTGACATAAAAGTTTTGCAAGTTACAATGACGGAATCGTAAGTTGGGCTTACTTTAATCACAGGGTGATAAAATGATTGAATATCAGTTAGAGAGTTTAGAAAACATTGACGAAACCTTACAAGGGCTTTATGAGCAAACAGATACTGGGTATCAACTTAAAGTTACAGGGATTCCTGAGCCAGAGAAAGAAGATTTAAGTGGCCTCAAGAATAAAGTTGATGAGTTGTTGCGAGAAAAGAAAGCAGCATCGCAGAAAGCGCGGGAAGCAGCGGAAGAAGCAGACGCAGCAAGACTTGAAGCAGCAAAGAAGGGCAATGATACAGAGGCTTTAGATAAATCTTGGCAAGAAAAGTTTAATGCTAGGGAAGTAGAGCTAAAGAAAGAGCTAGACGAATTGTCAGGAACGCTTGTCAAATTAACGAGTGGTCAAACGGCAACAAAGATAGCGGCAGAAATCGCAGTACAAGGTTCGGCAGATGTTTTATTGCCACACTTAGAAAGGCGATTAAGAACAGAATTTAGAGAAGGCAGTCCTGTTACTGTTGTTCTCGATAAAGATGGTAAGCCTTCAGCTATGTCAGTTGATGAGCTTAAAGCAGAATTCCAGAATAGCGCAGCTTTTGCTCCGTTAATTGTGGGAACAAAAGCCAACGGCGCAGGGCGTACAGGTGGCAATGAATCTAGCGGGGCTGGAGTCAATGAAGTAAGTCGGTCGGAGTTTGACCGAATGAACCAAGCGCAACGCGCAAATTTCGCCAAAAATGGCGGTAAACTTAAAGATGATTAAAGGTAATCTCTCATGGCTAATGTTCTTACTGACTTAGCGGCAGACATCTACAAGGCGGCAGACATTGTTGGCCGTGAGCTTGTTGGTGTTATCCCTTCAGCAACAATTAACTCAGACTCTACTAACCGAGCAGCACAGGGCGATACTATCCGCTCATTCGCTACACGAAGTGCGACTGTTGGTACTGTCTCACCTTCAATGACTATTCCTGAAGGCACAGACCAAACTGTAGATAATAAGACGATGACTCTTAGCACTACAGCATCTGTTCAGATTCCGTGGACAGGCGAAGACATGAAGCACGTCAACAATGGCGCAGGCTTTGAAACTATCTATGGTGACCAGATTCAGCAAGCTATGCGTGCTATCTCTAACCAAATTGAAGGAGAAGTTGCTACTGATGTTGCTAATAACGCTTCGCGCGCTTTTGGTACTGCGGGTACAACTCCTTTCTCTGCTAACTTTGGTGATGTTGCTGAGATTCGTCAGATTCTCGTAGATAACGGTATGCCTTCTAATGACGGCATGGCTACTATTGTTATGAACAGCCTCGCAGGTACTAACTTGCGTCAGCTAGCTTCACTGCAATCAGTCAATACTGCGGGTTCTAGTGACCTGCTGCGTCAAGGCACTTTGCTTGACCTCCAAGGCTTGATGATTAAAGAGTCTGCGGGTATTGCTACAAATACTGCGGGAACTGGTGCGAACTATCTAATCAACGGCACTCCTGCTGTTGGCGAGACTGTTATTCCAGTAGATACAGGCACAGGCACAATCCTAGCAGGTAACTTAATTGTTATCGCAGGTGATACTAACAAGTATCTCGTAACTGGCGCTCTCGCAGGTGGTAATGTAACTATCGCTGCTCCTGGTCTCAAGAAAGCACCTGCTAATAACGCAGCTGTTACTCTTGGTGGAACTCATACTGGTAACATAGCTTTCCATAAAGCTGCTGTTGAAGTAGGTATGCGTCCAATGGCACAGCCTGCAGGCGGTGACGCTGCGGTTGACCGTCTAACAGTACAAGACCCAGTGAGCGGTCTGGTATTTGAAGTAGCTGCCTATAAGGGCTACAACAAGGCTATGTTTGATGTGTCTTGCTTGTACGGCTACAAAGTATGGAAGCCTGAGTTCGCTGCTGTACTTCTCGGCTAAACGGAATGGGGTGGCTTCGGTCGCCCCTTTTCCCTTTCTGGGGTTATCATGGCTAAAGATTCAAGACTTACTCGTTTAGGTTTGGATAAGTACAACCAACCAAAGCGCACTCCTAACCATCCGACCAAATCTCATGTTGTTGTCGCTAAAGAAGGCGATGAAATAAAAACGATTCGCTTCGGACAGCAGGGAGTTTCAGGTTCACCTAAACGCGCTAACGAAAGTAAAGCTGACACTGCTCGTAGGAACTCTTTTCAGGCAAGACACGCTGAAAACATAAAGAAGGGTAAGATGAGCGGTGCGTATTGGGCAAATAAAGTTAAGTGGTGATTTTATGTATAACAAAGGCAAGAAAAAGAAGCCGAAAGGCAAGTAGGGATATTAAATGGCTACCTTGATTGTTGAAAATGGCTCTATTATCACTGGTGCTAACACCTATGTGACTATAGCTGAATATACAGCCTACGCTGAAGGCTTTGGCGTTACGGTTGAAGATACCAATGCTTTCAAAGTACAGCTAATCAAAGCTGCCCAATATATCGCTAGTAAAGAATCGCAGTTAATGGGTGACATGGTAGAGCGTTATCAGCCTCTATCTTATCCACGAAACAATCTGACCGACTTAGATAACTTTAGTTGGCAGAATAACGAAATACCTACACTGGTAAAGAACTGCCAGATGTCTCTCGCGCTAGACATACAAGCGGGCGAAGACTTATATAACCTTTCGCAGTCTGGCGCAGTAGGCGTAAAGAGCGAAGAGGTAAAAGGCGCAGTAAAAGTTGAATATGCTATAGCTGATAGCCAAAGAATCGCTAGACATTCACGCAGTCAATCATTACTCGCTGCTCTTATGGTTCGTGGCGGTCTTGGTGTACCGTTGGTGATGGGCTAATGAGTGAAGCGTTTTATAACAGCATTGCGGCTACTGCTTCTAAGCTGATTACAAAGTTTGGCGCTGTAGGTGAGATTAAACGCACCACAGGAGGCTCTATAGACCCCGTTACAGGCGTTCCGACTGCAGGCACTACGGTTATATATACTCCGAATACAATCGTTCAGAAGTACGCTGACGAGCTTGTAGATGGTGCTAGAATATTAAGCAGTGACCGTATGATTATTTTAGATAACACTATTGAGCCTGTTTCTACTGATACGATAACTATTGGCGGCGAGAATTGGTCAATTGTATCTATCAGAGAGTCAAATCCTGCGGGTATACCGTTGGTTTACTTTGTACAAGCTAGAAGATAATGAAGATTAATAACCCCAACGACATAGTTAAACGCGCAGAATCTACACTGGATGAGTTTGTCCGTGCAGTAAAGATTGAATTGTTTAGTGGCGTTATTCAAGACACTAGAACTGACACTGGTCGCATGAAGGGTAACTGGCAAACTACGGTAGGTATGTCTACTGGCACAGTATTAGATACTACGGATAAGTCTGGCACTAAAACTATTAACGCTATGGGAAGGAAAGTTGGCGGGGCAGGTGAAACTACCTACCTAACTAACAATGTCCCTTATGTTGGTATCTGGGAGCAGCGTGACGGAATGGTTGCTAAGAACATCGCTAGACTAGAAACGATTATCAGGAAGAACAAATGAGCATAAAAATAGACCAAGCATTCGTGCAGTCTTTTAATAATGGTTCTTTTGGGCTACCTATAAATTATGAAAATATGCCTTACACACCTGTATCGGGTACAGCGTATGCAGAGCTTATAAGTTTACCAAATCCTATAGATTCTCTGTCTCTTTCAGATATGAACGAAACGAGTGGAATCTTTAGGGTTATACTGCGCTACCCAATTGATGGCGGGGCTATCACTCCAAAGGCGAAAGCTGAGGAAATTATGGCGCATTACCCCATTGGGAGTAGCGTTGCATATTCTGGACAATCTGCGACAATACGCTCAGTAAGCCGCCAAGCAGCAAGTGTTATAGATGCTTGGTACACAATTGTCGTTTCGATACGATATATTTCATTTATTACGAGGTGATTTAAATGCCTACTTCAGTGCAAACTCTTGTCGAAACCACACTAAGTGTTTCGGCGGCTTTACCCGCAACTTTTGATGACGCAGGTTATGATGCTTTGACTTTTACAAGTATTGGTCAAGTAACTGATTGGACTCCTGGTGGTCAGGTTTACAATGTTGTAACTAGCAACCCTATAGCTCAACGCAGCACCGATAAGTACAAAGGTACTTTCAACAACGGCGCAGATTCAATCACAATAAACCGTGATGATGACGATGCCGGTCAAGTTTTAGTTCTCGCAGCATTAGCAGCAGATACAGATTATTCTTTCAAGGTCGAGTACCGTGACGGAACAATGGACTATTTTACTGGTAAGGTTGTTTCTTTTGACACTGTCGCTGGGGGCGCAGACTCAATAGTTCAAAGGACTATTAGTTTGGAGCGCACTCGTTCGACAGTTACTTCATAGGTAACTAAGAATGGATTTAGCGCAATTTGATTTGAAAGAAGCTGCGAATAGTGGCATTACCGTTGAGTTAGCTCACCCTGTTACTGGTGAGATATTAGAGGACGATAAAGGCAAGGCTCTTGTTATTAAGGTTCTTGGCAAAGACTCCGCTAAGTGGAATCAAACAGCTAAACGGATACAAGCTAAAAACGCAAACAAGTATCGCAATGGGAAAGTGCCTGAAGCTGAAGTTGAACGCTCACTCCGTGAGATTCTAGCTGAATGCACTGTCTCTTGGTCGAACATCGTTTACAACGAGGAAGTTCTCAAGTGCAGTAAAGAGAATGCCCTAATGTTATACGAGAAGCGGTCATGGATTGCGGAGCAAGTGTTAGAAGCTGCCGCTGATAGGGCTAATTATTTTTTAGCCTAGACCAGCTACTTGAAGATTATGTGCGGTATTGGGCTTGGCTCACTACTAATCAAAAAGGCGCAACGAAGGCAAGAATTGAGTCGAACCCTGACCCAATTATGCCAGACATTGCGCCTTTTTCTTACCTGATAGATTTGCTTGCAACGATTGGTCCAAGCGAATTAACTTGGCAAGAAATAAGTAGTTGGTGCGGATTAACAGGAATCGAATTAAGTGTGTGGGAAAGTAACACGATAAAAAGACTTTCAGCAATTTATACTTCTTGCGCTAACAAGTATCACGACAGCACAGCGGTATCACCGTATAAGAGTGTTGAAGCGCCAAAAGTAAATGACGATGATATTAGGTCGGCGTTACGCTCAGGTAATTTTAGGGATTAAACATGGCTACTGATTTATATACCGTAACCTTACAAGCTGAATCGAAAGGCGTTACCCAGACAACCCAAGAAATGAATAAACTTGGAACGTCTGCGGGTCTTGCGACCAAGGCTTTTAGGGCGTTTGCCCCTCTTATTGCTGCGGCGTTTAGCGCACGAGCTTTATCTGGCTTGGCGTCACAGGCTAATGAATTTAGTGCGGCTATGGCAGAAGTTAATACTTTGCTTAGTGGTAATAGTGAAATGCCACGCCTGACACAAGAAGCTAAAAACTTAGCAGCGCAATTCGGCGGGTCACCTACACAGCAAGCGCAAGCGTTCTACCAAGCTATTTCAGCAGGTGCAGGTAACGCAGAACAAGCTACTGCGCTATTAACGGCTGCTAATAAACTAGCTATTGGTGGTGTTACAGATGTAACCACTGCGGTAGACGGTTTAACCAGTATCACTAATGCTTACGGCATTGAGACTAGCGAAGCAGCTAGGGTGTCTGATGCGCTATTTGTTGCTATGCGAGCGGGTAAAACTACAGTAGGCGAGTTATCTGGCAGTATCGGTAAAGTTGCTGCTACGGCTGCTACGGCGGGCCTATCGTTTGAAGAAACGCTTGGCTCTATCTCTGCGTTGACTACGCAAGGTATTGCTACTGCGGAAGCGGTAACAGGACTGAAAGCCACTCTTTCTAATGTGTTAAAGCCAAGTAAAGCCGCATCTGATGCGGCGAAAGAGTTAGGAATAGACTTTAGTCTGGCGGGATTACAGTCAAAAGGCTTAGCAGGATTCTTAGATGAGCTAGTTACTGCTACAGGTGGTAGTGAAGAAAAGCTACTTGATTTATTTGGTAGCACAGAAGCGTTAAACACA